TTGAACACTGTTTCCGGAAAGGAGGGGCGAAGTGTTCAGGTTGAACCGGAATGAGCGTTCACATTGGTCCGGAAATGGTGTTCACGTTGAATCGGAATTGGTGTTCATGATCGGCCGGAATATGCATGCGAGCGTTATCTTCGGTCTGCTGGCGAACTTCACGGGCGGGGTTGTGCTTGGTGTCGTGCTTGTCGTTAAACCAAACAAAGACGCTAGATAACGCGCTGCGGTAACGGTTGAGGGTAGCGGGTTGTTTCCCCTCTACTTGCAACTGATTCAGGGCGGCTTTTACCTGCTGGCGTGTTACGCGGCCAACTGGCTTGGTGCCAAGGCGGTCAGCCCACCATGTGAGGCGCTGCATAATGCTTGAGTCTCGGCCATTGTACTGGTCGAGGTAATCGCGGATTGCTTGGGATAGGGTCGTTGTTGATAAGGTGACGTTTGTTAGCGCATCGGCTAGATCGTCAGATACAGTGATTTGAGCCAAAAAGGCTTCTGCATCTTTCTTGCGGGGGAAGGTCTGACCGACACGGCGACCATTTCGCATGAACTGGACACGGTAGCTTGTACCACGTTTGCCGGATATTTTTTGAACGTTTGCCATCTGGTTAAAACCTCTTGCACGTAATTGCACGTTATTGAGAGTTTCAACCGCAGTTTGTTCCGAGAGAGGACAGCGCCTAAACGCCGTATCTTGTTGACCAGACAAGAGTTTTAAATGGTGCCCGGGGTCGGACTCGAACCGACACGTATTGCTACGGCGGATTTTGAAACCATCGCAAGCCGCTGTGAATCAATGGGTTGCCGTGTTTTCGCGGGTTTGCTTGGGGATGGATGGGGGTTATTGGGTGTCGCTGGTGAGCGCTGCCGCCACTTTGCCGCCATTTTTCATCGCAGTGATCGGGTTGAGTTTGACCGCGTCTTCGAGGTGGTCAGGGGCGAAGTGGGCATAGCGCATGGTCATCTTGATGTCGGTGTGGCCGAGGATGCGCTGCAGCACCAGGATGTTGCCGCCGCCCATCATGAAGTGGGAGGCAAAGCTGTGTCGTAGCACATGGGTTCGCTGGCCGGCCGGCAGGGTGATCCCCGCGCGGCGCAGCGCCTTCTCAAACTCGGCGTAGCAATCACCGAACAGGCGGCCGGTGCGCTTGGGCAGCAAGGCCAACAGCCAGCCGGCCACCGGTACGGTGCGGTTCTTCTTGCCCTTGGTGCGGGTGAAGGTCAGCCGACCGATGCCCACTTGTGATCGAGTCAGCTTTTCAATCTCAGACCAACGCGCCCCGGTCGAGAGGCACAGCATCACGATCAGCCACAAGTCGTTCAGCCCCGCGCACGCTGCCAGCAACTGCTCGATTTCATCCTGATTGAGGAACGCCAGCTCGGATTCCTGCACCTTGTACTGGCGCAGCACCTCCAGCGGGTTGCCGTGGGCCCACTCCCCCAGGCGGCCGAGCTCATTGAACACCGCCTGCAGGTAGAGCAGCTCGCGGTTGATGGTGGTCGGGGATACCTGTTTGCGCTGACCGGGCACATAAAGCTCGCCCGCCAGTCGCCGCTCGCGGTAGGCAGCAAACTGCTGGGCGGTGAACTCGGTGGCAAGGGGGTTGCCCAGCGCCTCCGCCAGCCAGATCAGCTTGTCGCGACGTCGGTCGCCATCCGTCAGGGTCTGGCCGTGGCGGCCATACCAGAGCGCCACCAGGTCGCTCAGCCGCCGTTCATCCCCATTCCCCACCTCTGGCTGCTGCCATGGCTGGGCCAACATGTGCTTTTCCCATGCCAACGCCTCGCCCTTGGTGGCGAAGCGCTTGCGTTTGCGGGGGCCGTCACGGCCTTGGGGGTAGACCTCGGCAAGCCAGAGCTTGGGCTTACCGTCATCGAGTTTACGAACAGTCATCAGTAAAGACGGGTTACGCTGAGCAAATAAGTATCACTAGCGGAACCGCTGAGTTTACCCATTTCGGTGCAGGCCTCGGCTGCATTCTCAAATACATAGCCTTGCTTGCCATATTGATTAAGTAAGGCGATTTCCTTCACTCCATCAAATTCGGCTGTTTTACCGTCCCAAACCACAGGACATACACCCATTTTAATAATCGACTTGTACATACTGTCGGTGATATTTGCTTGCGGAATGGATATATGCAGCACCTCACCTTTTTTCGTGATGCTGCTTGGAGACCAAGGTTTTAAGGCGCTGTTCAAGGCGGTTCCGGCTTGAGAGCAGAACGAAACAAATAGAAGAGTGAACAGATATTTTTTCATAAGCAATCCATATTAATTAGAGACAGACATTACTGCTGCTATGCCTGATGCACTAGGCCATATTCAGCAACAAGTGCTTCCCATTGTTCGCCGTCCATTTCATCACCCATGGCAGAAAAATCATCCTTGCTGGCTTCATCAATCACATTGACGAGATAGAAGTCATCGCCTTCTTCTGCAAATACATCCTCAACCACCAATCTCATGCCTTTGACTTTCTTGGTAGAAAGATACAACCCGGTCTTGGGTACACTTTTCATCAGTTTGCTCCTGGAAGAGGAATACAGCCCATCACCCACCACTGCCGTCGGGTGCTGATGCTGTCATTGAGCCTCGGCATACGACTCAGGCAATTCACCGGTCTCGATTAGCAGCCGGATTTGCTCATGCCGTACCAATGGCACTCCGAGCTCATTAGCCTTTTTCATCTTCGACCAGCCAGCGTTGTCACCGCAGCAGAGGAAATCGAGTGAAGCTGATACGCCGGTCACTGCCTTCATCCCAGAAGCCTCCGCCAGCTCGGTTAACTCGGCTTTGTCGGCCTTGGTGAATCCGGTGAAACAGACCTTGAATGAGTAATCTTTCGGGGGCAGCTTGCGACCGTGATAACCGGGGGCAGATTTGATTTGCAGGATCCGGTCAGCATAAAGCGTCTCGGCCTGCTCGAATGCTTGAACAGCCTCTTCATGCGTGTCGAACACATCGATAACCCGATCGATACGAAGCGAGATAAAGGTCGGGAACTCACCAGATGATGGTTCAGTTTCAGAAGCAATAGTGACCTGATGACCGTAAGCGAGATTGCGATCTTGATTGATGTGATAAACAGCGACTCTCTTTGCTGAAAGTGCGCCTTTATTGCTCATGTAGAGGATATTGAAAAGAGGCACATCAGTGCCGTGATACCTGATTGATTCGGAAGAGTGAATATCAAACACCGTTAGCCTCCTGCTATATCAGAATCTTTTACATGAGCAATTAGCCAGTGGTTTGGCCGCTTTAATCGCTCGTGTTATCCCCGTTTCAAAATACGACGGTGCTCGACCACCACGCCGATGATGGAGATGTGGGTTTGGTCGGTGCTGAGGGTTTCGTGGTCGTCATTGAGGGGTACCAGCTCGAAGCGGGGGCGGCCGTCGTCGTATTCACCGCGGGAGCGGTATTTTTTGAAGGTGGCCTCTTCGCTACCGTTCTTGGCAATGACAAAGTCACCTGCCTTGGGAGCCTCGTCAGGGTCAACGATCAACAAGTCACCCTCTTTGAAGTCCGGCTCCATGGAGTTGCCACGCACCCACAGACCAAACGCGCAACTGCCGACACTGACACCCGCCGCGACATACTCCAGGCTGCCATCAAACGCCGTGGCCTGTTCGCACATTTCGCGCCAGTTGCCGGCCTGCACATAGCTGAGGATCGGCACGCGGCCACCCTGCGGGATGACCGCCGGTTCTACGTTGCGGTAACCCGGGAAAGGAGACTCCGCCACGCCAGTGGTGCCTTCTTCTTTCCCCGTCAGCAGCCAATCGACAGACACACCAAGCGCAGCCGCTAAATCGTTGAGGTAGCGGCCTTTTGGCTGGTTCAGCCCTGATTCCCACTTATTAACAGACGCGTGAGTAATCCCAACGCGCCTAGCTAACTCGTTTTTGCTGATCTTGAGTGCCTGACGGCGCTCTGAAATGCGGTCATTGATCGTTTCCATGAAACCTAAGTTACCACCCGTGATTGATACTTTGGGATCAAAAATCGTTGACCATCCATAATACCTAGGTTACAGTTTTCGCATTGTTGATACTTAAGGACATGGTGAGGGGCAATGCGAAAACATGACGCCATAACACACTTCGGTAGTGTGACTGCCACTGCAAAAGCGCTCGGCATATCACACGCCGCAGTAGTTAAGTGGGGTGAAACCATCCCTCAGGGCCGCGCCTACCAGATCGAGGTGGTGACCGGCGGCGCGCTGAAAGCCGACCCCGCTACCCCCTCTGGCAAACAGCGCCCCTATCAGCGCGTCGCACCGGGCACCCCGCTGGAGGAGATCCCCAGCGTCCAGCGGGCGACGGCCGCCGCCAAGGATGACCCCGCCAACGCGCAACCAGGGAAGGCGTAACCACCATGCCACCTCGTCATATCAATCCAGCCGCCAGGCCGACCCAGGCCCCCGCCGTCAGCGCGATCACCCTGGTTCTATCGGCAGACATCCCACCGCTGATGCCCATCGCCAGGTTTGCCGCGTGGATCGGGGTTTCTACCGATACCGCCCGTGGCTGGGTCAAAGCCGGCAAGCTCGAGATCATGGAGAAAGAACTCCCGAATGAGCTGTC